AAATACAAGCTGCTCAACAACAATTGACAAATGTACAAACATCAAGTGGTCAAGAACTTGCGGAAGCCAAACAAAAATTCCAAAAACAAATAAATGAAATAAAAGAAAATTCCGAAAAAAAAATAGCAGAGGCAAAACAACAAATTGAAACACAAAAACAACAAGAAATGGATAAAATAACAAAATCAGCAAAGCAAATTCAAAGTAAAGGTTTGGCAGAGGCAGCTGTATCTGCCGTCAAAGTGAAAAAACAACTTGAGTTTATGAAAAAACTTCAAGCTGAAAAGACAAGATTAGAAACAGAAAATGCAGTTTTAAAAGTTAACACAGAAAACAACAAGCAAAATTTAAAAAAAATGGAATTGGACGAAACTGCGGCACAAAAATCCGCAAAACAATCAGATGAAACATTGGAGAAAACAAAAAAAGAACTTGAAGAAACACGTAAAAAAACACAGGATGATGAAGAAGCTCATAAAAAAGCATTGGCGGAATTGGAAACAATTAAAAAAGAGAAAGAGGAAGCAGATAAAAAATTGACATTAATGGAAAATAATCAAAAAGAAGCTAGAAAAAGGATGGACATATTAAAAAGGAAACAAGAAAACTTAAATACACAAATGACGACACAAGAAAATCTCAAAGAGGAAGAAAAAAGAAAAATGGCATTGGAGATAGAAGAGTTAAAAAAATCATTGGCAAATGCAACACATCAAAATCATTTACAACAATTATCTGATGCACGACGGATGGCGGAAATTAAAAAAATCGCGCAACTAAATGCCAGTCAAAAATTACAAAAAGAAATGAATCAATTAAAAGCAGATCAAGCAAAATTACAATCACTTTCAAAACAAGTTGATATGAATGCGCAATTTTCACAGCAGGCACATCGGCGTTTGAATGAGAAACATGATCAAATTAAAATAATGACAACTCAGCGTGATAATTTAAATGATCAATATGAAAAAAATAAATATCAGTTGGAAAGTGTTAAAAAAGAGGATCGATTTATGCGTTTACGTAACATGATGAAACATGATATTAATTACACAATAGCCAATGATCGTATTACACAAGAGCAGTTTTCACGAACAAAGGATAAAATAAATTTATTAGATCATGAGATTTATATGTTGGAAGAACATGAAGTAATGTTTAAATTGCAAACACAAAAAAGATTTGCTCGTACAAAAAAAAGTAATTTGTTACGTGAGCAAATTTATAAAATCAACCAAGAAATAGAACGACGATTGCATATATTAGACGTCAATATAGAAAAATTGAAAATAATGGATTTCCAAAAAACCGATTATTTAAAAGATGTTGGTATTCCAACAAATGATCCAAATCAAGAATTTATTTAATTTCGACTTTTCCCCATTAATCGATTACATAGACCGGAAATTCAGGTAAAGGATTTTTTTGTAATTGCTGTGATTTATGTTGTCGTGATTTATGTTGTCGTGATTTATGTTGTCCCATTTTTTTTTAATTTTAAAATTGTTGATAACAAAAAATTGAAAATAATAACCAAATTTTTATCAAGTATGGAGAACTCCCATGTGAAAAGTAATAATTAAATAAATTATTTTAAAAAGAAATTGTTCAAAAAGGAGTTATTTAAAAAGTTTTTATTTTCTAAATAAAATTATTTAGGAAATAATTAAAAATAAAAGAACCAATCAAAAAAAAAGAGATTCTATCATATATTGTGTATCATATATTGTGTATCATATATTTTTCAGTCAAACATCAGCTTATATGTTTTGACTTATTTTTTGTCCTTAATGACAACACGACTCAATAGACCATTGATGTTCATGAAGTTATACCATGGTTCTTTAAGACCAAATAAGCTCTTCAATACTTTGTCATTTCCATTCCATTCTTTCTTGTTTGCTTCATTTTGAATTCCATTGGATGTACAGTAATAGGAAACAACTTTCATCATTCCTTGGCGAGTATATCCACCATCATTGTGGTCAACACATTTTAACTCACCTTCTAAAAATTTCTGTGGTGTGTGTAATTTCATAAATTTAGTCATTTCAGGAGTGACTTTCTGTGGTGTTTGATTCACCTTACGCTTTTTCTTAGTCTTTAAAATTTTAGTGTAATCTTTCTTCATTTGAGTCTTCAATGACTTAAGTGTTTGACTTACGATTTTGTATTGTGCTGCTAAACTTTTAGAACTTTGAATGAGAGTTTCCATCATTTTTTCAGATGGTAACTGTTCAGATTGAGTGGTTGTGACGGGGGCTGTGTTTGCTGTTTTATTTTCCATGTGTGTTATGCTGTATATTTGTTCATTATTTTTAAGTATTTTCGGAATCAAATTTTTTTTAAATCATTTGAATATAAAATTAAAAATAAAAAAAATTTCATGCATATAAAAAGGAGACTTAAATTTTTATTATTTTTTTTAAATTTAATGTCCAATTATTTTTGTGTTTTATAGCACAATATAGGTAACAAATCATATAAAACATTATTTTATTTTTAAAAATATAAAATAGGTGGTATTAATTGGTGTTTTCATTTGTTATTTTGTTAAAAAGTATTTAAAAGATTTTTAAGATTTTTATGACCAGTGTGTTTTGAAAATAAAAAAAAATTCGAAAAAAAATTAAATTTATTTAAAGATAATTATAAATATCAATAGTAAAGTAGTATGTCAAATCAATTTCAATTTAGCGATCACGAAAACGACAGTGATAATGAGTCCACAACAAAACCAGAAATTCAACTTAACATTGAAAATGTCATTACAAATTTAAAAATTATTTCAAATCTCAAACCAAATGATAAATTAACTATTAAAAAATCATTATTGTCAATCGATACCCCATATTATTCACAAGGAATGTATCGATGGTGGAATCAAGATTCCAGAACTAGTACAATGGTTGAGTTGGAAAAAATTATCAATGATACATTTACAATAATAGATAATATTTATTCTGCGGAATTACATGAAAAAACCGGTGGTAAAAACATAGAAAGTACTTATTATAAAAATTCTTTACCACAAACTTATTTTCAAAACGAAAATTCCCAACAATTACAAACATTTTCTTCTGAATTAACCAATACGATTAAAGGACTTCAGAATTTAAAATTAACATATCGAAAAGACATTTCCATCTGTTCCAAAATTGATGTCATGATTGAAAAAATAAATATTCGAATAAAAAAAATCAATCAATTACTCACTATAAAATCATCTGAATCAGAATAAATTAATTAAATAATTAAAATAAAAACAAAAATTTTTATTTTATTTTATTTTATTTTAATTAGGTCATGGTTTTTGAAAAAAAAAATCTCGAATCTTGAACCGTAAATCTTGAACCGTAAATTTTAAAGCTTTTTCGTAAAATAATAATTAAGTGCTGGTATATAATTACATAATTCTCGACAAAATGGACACTTCAATTTCACATTATAAAATAGTTTTTTATTTCGAAAAACAAGTCCATTTTTTTTATCGCAATCCACCATTGATTCCAAACAATCTTTACAAATTGCGTGATTTTGAGAATTTGAACATCCCAATCCAAACAATATTTTTTTTTCTAAACAAATACCACACTGATCATTTTTAAAAATGACCCAGGATATTGGTTTAAATCCACATGTCATCGTTTGAATAATCTGATAAACATTTGATTTTTGAACATTAGTCCATTTAATTTGTAAATACTCATACATGTCTTTAATTTTATTTGTGTAAATTTTCATATATACCTCCTTTCCTTTAAAATCTCGCAAATCTATTTTTATTTTTCCCCAATATGAATCATTTTTCGTAATTGGAATTATCACTTTGTGACTGAATTTCTCCCATCCCTTTTTTTTTGTTATGGAATAAATATCATCTATTTTTTTTTCAAAATTTCGAATTGATTTATAATAAAATTGGTTGCTTTTTGCTGTTTTATTTATCGTCTCAGAATACTCCAAAATGTAAATTGTCATTTCAGCATATAAATAAATTCTACTTTTATTTAATTTTTTCCATTCTTTTAATTCTTTTCGATATTGCTCATATTTTGTTTTAATTTTATTATAGTTTTGTACAAATTTTTTTGTAAATTTTACATGTGAATGCAAATTAATTTGTTTTTTGAACATTTTTACAATTAAAAGTTGAATTGTTATCTTTATATCTTTTTGGAATTTAATTTGAGTAAGTCAAACCACCCATTCCTCCAATAATACGCAATACATTATAATTTACACCATAAATTCGTATATCCAATCCACTGGAACTAATGGCACTTGGTTTATTGGCATTTACAGTAAAACTTAAAACTGCATTATCCAAACGAGAAAAATTACAGGTACCACTGGGTTGATATTTATCTGCTTTTAATGCAAAACTGTATATAAATGGATCCAATGCGGCATTTGGAAACATAGTATTATAATTGGTAACATCATCTGTGTAATCTTGGAAATCTGAAACATAAAAATATTTCATTTCTGTTAAAAATGTATGTAAATTCAATCCACTGTGATGATTTATTGGTTGAATTGTCTGAAAATATATACCTGGCTTTTCTGGAAATCGATCAACACCATTTAACTGGATTTTCGCATATTTTACTCTGTTTTTTTGTCCACTCCATAAAGATCCCAATTTTGATTCATCTGATTTGTCATGTATAGTCCAGACAATTTCTTTCACGGGATGATTAAATGTCAATGGAATTAGTGTATTAGTGGTACTGGAGCTACAATATTCTCCTGGTAAAATTTGTAATTGTTCTATTAAATATTCATGTTTGTTATTTGCAAACAATCGACGTTCATACTCATCTAAATAAATATAATCACAATTAAGATTCATTTCAATTAAATTAATATTGGAAACAGCATTGTGATTGATGGTTGGTGTCACAGAACCTCTTGTTCCAGATGGTGTCAAGACAATTTTACTGAGAGGATTTAATTTTACTTCTATTTTAAAATCATGATGTTGAAGAGCAACCAAAGGGAATGCCAATCCTGGATTTTCATTAAACCAAAATTGAAGTGGAATAACAATCATAATGGCATAATCACTTATATGTGGAGCTTCATAAAATCCATTATTAATAAATAAATCTTGAATACGTTGGGTAAAATTTTTTCCCAATTCTGATTTTAACGCCATCCAATGACCAGTATGTCTATCGATTTTAGTACCATTTATTTCAACTTCTATATAGTCTATAAATGAATAACCCAATGATTTTGCCAAAGAAGTAATTGTTGATTTTAAATTCACTTCACGTCGTAATTGACCAGGTGTTAATTTATTTTCACTGGAATCTAAAAATTCGACATAAAATTCTAAAAAACTGGAACTAAGTAAATCAGCTTTTCTTGAAACAGTATAGGTTATTTTATTTCCCCACTTAGATTCACCTATACCAAATTGTGGTATATTTTCAATTGCAAACATTGTATGTCTTTTGTAAACAGCTTTAAAAAATGTGATTTGTGGGTTTCCAGATATGTGCAAATCTTGAGCACCATAAGATACTAATTGAATAATTCCACCGCCCATTTTAAATTATAAATAACAAGTTAATATAATTAAAGAAATTATTTTCCATTTCATAAACTAACATCATAATCTAACATCATAAACTAACATCACTAAAAACAACTATTAATTTTTCATGTGTTTTATCTTGATCTTGCTCTTCCCATTGTATAACCTATATGATGTTTTAAAACATTTTTAAATTTCAACATAACATTTAATATAAATTGAGAAACTATCATAATTTTTTATAAATTAAATATCTTTTTAATATATATAATATAACTATTTATGATATGGAATAAAATTTATGATCCAGTTACAAAAAAAATGGTAAATATAAATGATACTTTTGGTCTGGGTATTCTTAAAAAATATATTTCAAAATTACGATGGGAAAAGAAA